GTATTGCCGTGCGTCGACAACCGAGTTCGTCCAACAACATCCTCTCCGCGGTGACCCCGGCAAGTGGATGTACGACATTCACAACATGGTCAACGCCAAACTGCGGAAACAAGCAGTGGAAGACCCAAATGTTGTTCATCCCGGTCCTGACCCTTCCTTTGAAGACATTCGTCGGCGCTATATGGCGATGAAACCCACCCAAGTGCCGGGTCGCGATTTTCTGATGGCGATTGCGATGAACTATCCGGAAGACCCGGAACCCGAACAAATGGCAACCCAACGAACCTTCTTACACGCTCTTGCCAAAGTCTATCCGTTCAAGAGTCTGCGCAAGGTGTTTCAGAGGTATCTCCGAGACCATGAAGTCGACCTTGGAAATCAAAAATCCTATCTCAAATGGATGTATGGACTTTTGAAGGAGTTGTCCAAAGAAGCAGGTGTTGCGATTCGGTCGTACAAGGGGTATGTTCAGCATGTAGCGTATTACAAGAGCGGTTGCTCCAAGAAGACGTACCGTGGAAAAACGTGTCGTATGTTAGCGGGAGGAGGACGCACAAAAGACCGTGACCATCGAAAGACACAACGGATTACACGCGTCTCTTTGCTCTAGTCTTGCGTTGACTCTTGCGGCCACGGCGGGTCTTGTTACGACCGCCTTGACGAGCAAGCATTCTGTACGTTCCGGGTGGCATGTTCTCTCGGAACAACGAGATGAGGTCATTTCGGTCATCCTCGCTCACCTCTTCGTTCATGTCGCGAAGAATGTTGGTCACGCGTTCTAGGATTTGATAGTCGCCAATCGGAGTCGCTAGGTTGCGCGCATCGCGAACAATCTTGCCTTCAATCTCCGAACGACGATTGGTTTCTTCTGTGTAATGCCCATCCATCTTCTTCCGTTGGGAAGGAGGTGGAGGTGGTGGAGCAGACAACGTAACACCTCCCTTGCGTTTCATTTATTAGTTCTCAATATTTAGTGCTTGCGGCTACCCTTGCGCGTGGAGCGACGGGTCTTGCCGGCACGACGACCGCCCTTGATAGGACCAGTCTCGCTCGACACCGGCATCGGGGACAGAGCACCACCCTTGTAGGTCTGCTTTGCCATCTTCAGGACTGCCTTGAAGGACTTACCCTTGTGCGCCTTCATCGTCTTCTTCACGTGGGACAACCACTTGTTACGCTTACCACCATCTTGAGACTCCATTTGTTTGTTCTAACGCAGAGAAACTTATTGGAGCGATGCGGGTTTTTCGATGAACCCCGTCCTACCCTTGGCGTAGAGATTCCACTGGCAACCATACGCGGTTGGTTGGAGAGGATTCTGGTTGACCACCTTCAGACCGACGTCGGGGGCGACCAACGAGATAAAGTCGCGATTGAAGTTCTTGAGTTCTTCGGGATCGCGGGGAGATGCCGCCTGCAGATGGGTCAATCGGCGGAGACTCATATCGTTCCACGACATATTCAGCAGGGGTTCCAGAGAGGTTCCGGCGACATTTCCACCCGATACCAAGATGAGTTTGTCGGCAAGGACATCCAGCGGGGCAGAGTGGACGTTCTTCCAAGGACAGAGGTGACGACGCACAGTAGTCTGGAGATGCTCCGTCACGCGGTCAAATACAATCGTCTTGTCGGTGTGGAAGACCATCGAGAGAATGAACGGGTCCTTCGACGGGAAGGCATCATTCACAATGTCCACACAAACACGTTCAAATGGAACATTGTCTTCTGCGAAATCATACCCATCGTTCAGTTGTTTCTTCGCAACGACAGGATGGTCTTGTTCGTCCGAGTAGATATGGACTTCCAACAGACGCACGCCACGGCGAAGCGCATCGGGGATGTCTTCAAAGACAGACCCTGCTACGTAATAGTCGCACAGTCTCTTGCTTTGTAGCACTGCTGGTTTCCCATTCGGGAAGAGTTCTTCATAGATGAGATAGCCCAAGAAAACCGCTAATACAAGGGCGATGACCCACTCCATTACTCTTTGTTAGACGATTCTATTTTCGGCATGCGGAACAACAGATTACGAAATGCGTTGATGACATCGTCGGGAATCTTCTCATCCATCGGTATCTCTGTCAGACAGGCATAGTGGAAGTACAAGCAATACATTCCACATTCAGAGTCCTTGTACTGGTGCCGTGTCTTGTTGTAGGTCAACTTCATAGGTTTGCTGTGAACACCCAGTTCATCCCACTGACTCTTCCATCGTGTCATGAGTTTCTTGATTTCCGCTTCGGGTGTCAATGCATACGAATCAAAATAGGTCATACGAGGATACTCCAGTTCCGGTCGCACGTCGGCGAACACGCAGACCCAATGTTGCCCTGGTCCGTCGTGAGGGTCGGTGTTGATGACAATACCAAATCTCTGCTTTCCCTTCTTGTAGAGTTCGCCAATCTTCATATTGCACAGAGCACTCACAAGACATTGCTTGGTCTCGTTCTGGAGGTCAAAATCGATGGGCACAGTCCCCACGTAAAAGTAATCCGGAAACACCTCCATGTAGTTCTTCTCAATCACATCAATGTCATCCGACGACAACCACTCATAACGATTCAACGCCCATTCCTTGGGTGCGCGCGGGCGGTTCATCAGCGACGCAACAATACACTCGGCGCGACCGGTCTTGCACTTGTCTTGGAGTCGGCGGGTCAACGCATTCCAGACCTGCTCTGGTGAACCTTCGGGAATCTTGGGTTCCTTTGGATGTTCCTTGTTGTACACACGTCGTAGATTCGCAACTGCTTCTTCATCCAACCACGACATTCTTATTTGAAAACGAATACTTTTAAACAAGACAACATCCCAAGTAGAATGGACCAACTCAAGCCCGTCGTCGCTCGCTACCTTCAAGTCGTCAACCAACTCGATGTCACCAATGCCCGCGCCTCCCAACTTCGCGACGAGCGTCGAACGATTGAACTGGACCTTGCTGCTGTGTACCACCAAACGAACAACGCACTTCCCGATAAGATTGAACTGACGAACTCACGCATGGTCTTCCAAATGAAGAAACCAGGTGATTGGAAAAAGGGATGGAACCTCACGAAGAAGCAACTGGAGATGTATCTTGAGGAAATCCTACCCGAGCACGGAAGGGATGTCTTCAATGAGATTGTTCGGAAACATGAAGGTAAACTTGTAGGTCAGGATTATCAGTTTGACCTCAAGCCTTTGCCGGAGGAGCATTAAACACGAGATAGACCTCGATGTATTTTTTGTCTACAATCCGGAACCGAACACTGGCACAGGGCGTATACACCTTGAACAACGGATTGAATCGTTCTAAGTACGCTCTTTGCATGTAATCAATCGCAGCATTGCGACACATGTGTAGTTCCCGAAGACCTTGGATGCCGATGGTAAGAATGTGAAGGTTGTAACGATGTAGATATGGGTTTTCTTGAACTGCTTCATTTAGCATGTCTCGAATGTGGTCTAGATTAGGAATGTGATGGTCGAAGAAGTCGTCGATGTATTTCTTACGCTCGTTCTCTTTCGCCTCAAGGTCATCATAGACCTTCTTGCGGAGAGACGCGATGTAATCTGTAGTGATCTCCATTATAGTTTGAATGTGTTGTTCTTGTTGTTATTCGTTTTCAACTCTGCTTGCAGGTCTCGAACCATTTTTTGAAGTTCATCCAATACGTATTGGGCGTGTTGAATGTCCTTCTGTGGTTCAATCTGAAACTGAAGTCGCACCAGGTGGCGACAGAGGGATCCATTCAGTTCTAGGGCATGCGAAGCAAGAGTATGAAAGTGTTTCACCATCAATGTGTGTCTTTACATAGAAAATTATAGTTAAACGGAAAAAACGAACTTACAATGAGTAGACCCACTGCAACTATGGACACTTACTTTCCCTACAATGCAAAGAACCGATTCTTTCACGAGAAGGATATTCATCGCATTCTTCATCGCCACGGACTCCCCCATTACAGAGTTCAGAACCCTCGGATTTTCCAAACAGCGATGGTACACACAACCTATGTCCGACGATTGGAATACACGACCCCCGATGGACGATTGGCGCAACTCGCACCATGTCCCTCTGGAGTGATGCCGCTGCAGAACGAGTCGTATGAGTGTTTGGAGTTTGAGGGAGACTCAGTATTAGGTGTCTGCGTAGCGACCTATCTTCGGAAACGATACCCCGAGAAGAAGCAGGGGTTCTTGACGGATGCCCGCAAGGAACTTGTCAACAACGAGCGGATTGGTGAACTTTCCAAACACATTGGTCTCGATGCGTTCTATGTCATCTCGCGTCACAACGAAGAATCGCCGGCAATCGCAGGACGCACAAATGTCCAGAAACTTGGCGATATCTTTGAAGCGTTTCTGGGGGCACTGTGGACAGATTGTGGAAACCGGTTCCACATTGTCTATGCCTTTGTCGTCAAGGTGATGGAAACCTATCTGGATATCGAAGAAATCGTAACAACTGTCACCAACTACAAGGCAATCTTTCAGAAGTTCTGTCAACGTGAGTTCAACTGTGCGCCAGTGTACGTGATGCTCTCCAACGACCACAAGAAGAATGAAATACGTGTTGCGGTGTGTGATGGAGCAGGAAACCAACTTGGACATGGTGTGGGCACCACGCGCAAGAAAGCAGAACAAATGGCGTGCCGGGAAGCACTGGAACGTTTGAGTCCAAAAAGTCTAACGGAGTAACAAATGGCGACAGCAGCAACAACGGGACAAGAAAAGACAACAGAGAGACCCGTGTATATTATCGTAGAAGCATACGAAGACCTGAGGGTATTAGAGCGCAATGTCAATCAAAAGATACGCGAGGGATATACACCGGTTGGTGGAATCCACAGCGAACCCGATTATTCTAGACTTTATCAAGCGATGATATCTACCAATGTCAAATCAGGAGGTCGTCGTAAGACATATCGTAGAAAGACTATTGCCTAAGTTTCTGGGTGCGAATACGACCCTTGCGATACTTTTTCAGTGTCCGCCCTCGTGTCTGTAAGACAGTCTTGGTACAAATCGCAATCGCAGCAGATTCCTTGTTGGAATCAGGACGAGGGACAATCGACTTTTTCACCGTCTTCACGCAGCGATTGAAGCGCGCTGTCTGACTTCGCCGACGAAATCCACCTCTTCGGTTGAATGAAAACAAAACCCGTTCAATGACTTCTTCCAATATCTCGCGCTGCTCTCGTCCGATTGGAGAGGACAAATCAGGATGTCGCGCACGTAGCGTATTGATGATAATGGGAAGATTCGCACGCGCACTTGGCGGGATGTCGTACCGCAGAAGGTCTTGTACAACGTTAATCGCCGCTGCTGCCGAACGGTCGTTCCGCAAGAGATTGTGCATCGCATCTGCCTCTGCTCGAGTAAGACGACGATTCAGGCGCTCATTTCGTCCGCCTTCTTGGTTGGGTTCGAGTATAAGGCGCAACCCATTGATTTCGGATTGCTGAAGTTTGACCGAGAGGTCGGGGTAGTTCCTACGATAGGAGTTGATTAACTTCATCACGGTGAGTCGCTCCCCGTCGGGCATATCATATCCGCTGAACTCCTCCAACACATTGATAACCGCTGCTACAGAAGTGTCTCCTTCGAATACCCGGAGCAGCCGATCCGAGTCTCTTCGCGTGAAGGGATTTCCCATTGTGTTTGAGCCAGAAGAATATATCCTACTCAAGTTATAAACAAATGGGCGGTGGTCTACTTCAACTCGTTGCTTATGGTGCTCAGGATGCCTACCTCACTGGCAATCCGCATATTACGTTCTGGAAGGTGCTCTACAAACGCCATACCAACTTTGCTATTGAGGCATTCCGTGTGAACTTCACCGGTGCCCCCGTGTATGGACAGCGTGTCGTCGCGGTGGTCAACCGCAACGCCGACCTTATCTGGAAGACGTACGTAGAGGTTACGCTGCCCGACACGACCGTTGGTAGTAGCGTGAACTGGACCGGTGGTGCGCAACGTCGTCTGGGTTACCTCCTGCTCCAGCAGATTGAGGTCGAGATCGGTGGTCAGATCATCGATCGTCATTATGGTGAGTGGCTCTACTTGTGGGAGACCCTCACTGCAGATTTCGATACCTCGATGAAGTTGGACACAATGGTGGGTGGACAGTATGGTGGGACAACGTCCAGTTTCCAAACCTGCAATGGTCGCACCAATGTTTTGTATATCCCTCTACAGTTCTGGTTCAACCGCAACCCGGGTCTTGCGCTGCCCTTGATTGCTCTCCAGTATCACGAGGTTCGCTTCAACATTACCCTGAACGATGCCATCAACCTGGTGTCGGGCACTCCTGCGGGCGCAGGCACCATCGCGACTCAGGCCGGTCGTCTGCAGCCTCTCCGCGACATGGCGCTCTACATTGACTACGTGTATCTCGATGTGGACGAGCGTCGTCGGTTTGCCCAGGAGAGCCACGAGTATCTGATCGACCAACTCCAGTACACGGGTCAGCAGCAGATCACCACGTCCTCTGCTCGCATTGACCTGACACTCAACCACCCCGTCAAGGAGCTTGTGTGGGTGTTCCAGGATGAACGTTTCCTGGACTGCGGTTCGACCACGTCTGTTGCGGCGGGATTCACCCAGCCGTTCAGGTATAACGATATCGTAGATCGCGCGCGCCTCCAGATCAACGGCCAGGATCGATTTGATGAGCGATATGGCGACTACTTCTGGAAGGTCCAACCCTACCAGCACCACACGGGTGGCGCATTCTCTCGCGCAATTGTCGTGACGAACGACACTGGATCGGCGGTTGACCCCGTGATTTCTAGCACGTCCCCGAACCCCATCAACGTGTATTCCTTCGCGATCCAGCCGGAGGAGCACCAACCCAGCGGCACCTGCAACTTCTCTCGCATTGATAACGCGACACTGGTGTTCAACAGCGTCACCAATGCAACTGCGGGTAACGATGATGGAAGTTTCCCTAGCAAGTCCTTCCCGTACAACTTCCGCATCTATGCGGTGAACTACAACATCTTCCGCGTGATGAGCGGTATGGGTGGTCTGGCGTACAGCAACTAAGCAGGTGGCTTACCGATAAGTGTTTGCTTCAACTTTTCCAAGTACAAAATAGCATCCATGTGCTCTTCTTGGGCATGAACAATCCATTGTAAAATAGAAAGGTCGGTTCGATCAAGATCCGTTCCATATTTGGCTTTTCCAAATTCGGAACGTTGCTTGAACTTCTCAATGACGGCGGTGACAATGCTGTCCATTATACTTCTTCTGAATCGACTCGTCCGTAAGCGGGTCTACACGATTTCCAAAGAACCCAACCTATCACACTCACTCCAAACACACCGCTGATTGTCAGCACGGTAATCCATGCTGCGTAGTCGTTGTCCATAGTAAAACAATCACTCCTTCAACATAAATGGGTATCCCGCGTATCTACTGGTATGTTCTTCTCATTGTGATGTTGGAAACACTGGCAATGTCGTGTTTCAAAAAGAGTGTCGATAGCACAGCGTTCTTTGCGGTGGGTGTTCTCTTCTACGCAGCAGTTGGATACCTCTTGCGGTTTACCATGAATGCGTCCGGCATGGCAATGACGAATGCATTGTGGTCGGGATTCTCCGTCATGGCAACAACGGTTGTAGGTATTCTTCTCTTCAAGGAAGGTCTTCATCTACACGACTTCTTTGCAATTGCTCTGATTGTCGGAGGTGTGATGATTTTGAAAGTTACCGACTAACTCTTGTATTCGGAACACACTCTCCAATGCCTAAGGTTTGCTGCATCATAATTGGCGCAGGTTGTCCCGGCCCAGGGCATGCGACATGGTCTTTTCCAAGAATGTGTCCCATTTCGTGCGAGACCATATACTGACGGTAGTTGTAGAGGTCCAGTTTGCTTCGGTTCTGCATACTGCCCGTCCACCGCATCGCATTCAGGTGCATATGTCTACCGTTCATCTCTGCGCAGGAAAGAGTGGGGTCTTCACAACCACTCTG